GTGACGGTGATGCTCAGTTGCTTCCAACCGCCCTTTTCGGCGCCTTCCTCCCATGAGGAGATGAAGCCGGGGCCTTGCCAGTAACCGTCATCGATGGCGTCGCCGGCCGGCTCACCCGATGCGAAGCGCCAGTTCTGCGATTCCCCTAGCAACGCTCGAAGTGCCGCCGCCTGCGCCCGGTTGTAGAGGCCAGAGCCGGTGATCGACCAGTCCTGCGCCCCGACCTCGCGGATGGTCTGTGCCACTGCCTCCGGGTCGTCGCAGTCGTAATCTTCTTCTTCGAACGCGCTTGCGTAGGTGAGCGACAATGTGAAGTTCTTGAGGCCGCAAAGCTGCGTGAACACCTCGGGATCGGCACCATCGCCGAACATCAGGTCCGTATAGTTGCCTTTGACCTTGGCGGTTGTGTAGGCCATCGATAGGTGCCCTCGCTGGTGAACAGTCGAGCGGACAATGGCGGGGGCGCTGCGGCGTCTCTACGGACGGAAAGGCAGAGCGAATGAAGACGTGCCCGGCCTGCCGAGAGTCGATCGATGTCGCGGCCACGCGGTGCGCGCATTGTCACACGGCATTCGATGAACTGGCGATGCGTGCGGGCCGGGCAGAGCACCGGAGAATGACGATGCTGAAGTTCGCGGCCGTGCTCATCGGCCTCGTCGTATTCGCGTTCTGGGTCGCTCAACCGTAGCGCGGCGCTTCTACGCCTCAGCGAGAGCCTTCATTTCCCAGAAAACGATGCCATGCCACACGTCCGCTTCTTCCGGATCGGGCAGAACCTGCGTGCGGACGACGTAGCAATCCTCGATCGCGTCGATCGCCTCGGCCGCCGCGTCCACCGTGTCGCCCATCCACGCTTCCGGGTCGGGGATGCTCGCCGACGCACCTGCGAATAAATGATAGGCCCCTGAGACGTCGCCCCCGCGCCAGCATGAATACCGATCCGGCTCAGTGGTGGCGGTGCCGTATCGACCGAACGGCTTGACCGGCGGGTTCGGCGTCTTGGCGGGGTAAAGTCGAGCTGCTGGAATGCGCGCCGTGACGGCAGCATAAGCCTTCAGCGCGGCCAGGATCGACGTCCGGGCATGGACTGTCGGGGCAATCCCCATCGTCGTTATCCGGCGCTATCAGGCTTGGGAACGCGAATGCCGAGGCGAGGGCGGCGAACAGGTTCCAGTTCGTCTCCGGGTGCGTCGTCTCCAACCGGCGCATGATCGCGGTCAGCCACGCTGTCAGCCGGGTTACGCTGAGGCTCATCGCTCGCGGCCTTAGCGGGTTTCTTCGCCTCTGTCGCCTTTCCTGCCGCTCGGGCGGCATCAAGCACTTCGCGCTTGACCTGATAGAGCCCGTCGCCGTCCACGCCTCCGTCCACGCGATAGTGGGACACCGCCCGAGAGGGCCAGCGGTGATCGTAGTCGGAAGAGAAGCGCGCCCAGACCATTACGCTGCGACGCTGCGACCGATCACGACGATATCGTAGTCGACGGCCGCTCCCGCGCCGCTGTTGGTCACGGTCAGGAGGTCGCCAGTGCCGGCCGTCACCGCGGCACCCGAGCGGGACTGGAAGAGGAAATATTCACCCGGCTTCACCGCAACACCGTCGCCTGCGGCCAGGAAGATCGGTGCGCCATTGGCGGCAGGCTGCGTCACGTTGACGTTGTTCGTGTTGCCCTCCGCGGCTCGGATGAAGACGAGCACGACCTCGGCGGCGGTGATCGTGGCGCCGAACGCATTGGCGAGCACGCCGGCGAGGTCGAGGTCTTCCGTTCCCGAAGCGGCGAGCGTGCGGGTGTCGGAGAAGAGAAGGTCCGCCTTGCCGGTGGAATCGGTCCCGGGCGTCAGCTCGAGCGATTCCACGATGTCGTCGAGTTTCAGCTTCGGCGAGCCGAGATCGTTCGAGCCTGTCAGGGATGCGGCGATCGAGAGGCGGACCTGTGCGGTAACACCAGCGGGCATGTTCGGGCTCCTTGCCTGTGTGCGGGTAGGGGTAAGGCTTGGCGAGGCGAATGCGCTACGGACGGGGACTAAAGCGTCCCGCCTCGCGAAATCCGCCTCGCCGCGGCCTTGGCGAGCGCTTCGCCCTCTTTGCGAACCGTCCTTGCTGCTGGGCGCGCGAAGGGGCGCTCAGCCATGTTGCTTGTGCCAAATTCCAGCGGCAGCGCGTGCGGCGCGTCGAACACCGAGTTCGCCTTGAACGGGCCGAGCTTCTCGACGTGACCGGAGCGGCGAAGGTCGCCAGTATCCTCGTTCGGAGGCTGACCAGGTGCGGACGGAACGTGGTTCGCGCCCGACACCGCGCCCTCGGTGATGAGGTGCGAGGCCTCTGCGACGTGCATGTCGGCCAGCGTGTAGACCAGCTTCGACGCCTCCCGCTCGACACGCGGCCCCATCGCCTTGAGCCTGCGCAGGTGCTTATCGGCGCCGCGGAACTTCGCCATCACACAGCCCTCGCGCGGCAAACCCAATGCGAGGCTGCGGCATCGAGCTCAGCCGAGAGCAGGCGCCAGCGTTGCCCGCGCAACGTCAATTCGTTGTCGCTGTCGACCGTGCCGATCCCCTGCGCGAGCACGATGATGCGGGCGTCACCTTCGGCATAGCCATCGGCCCGGCGCATCGCGTCCGTTGCGGCGTCGACCTGTGCCTTGCACGCCGTGTCGCCGCCCTCATAGCCGATGACGTTGCCGGCATCGTCGTAGATCGGTGCACCGGTGCCGGCGTGCAGCGTGGCATCGAGATAGAGCCCGGAGAACGTAGCAGCGAAGATCGCCGCGATACTGCCATCAAGCAACCCCATGCGGCCACCTCCCCGGATAGCAGGGCACGGTGCCAGTGCGCGCGACACCGGGGCCGGCCACGCATCCGCCAGCGATCGACAGGAAGCGCGCGCCATAGCTCGTCGAGCCCCACTTGCCCGACGATTTGCCAGCACCCTCGGCTCGGGTCAGGGATAGTGACCCGGACTTGATGCTCGTGAAGCCGCCCATGCCCTGCGCGGCCATCTCGCTTTCCGCACCGGTGCCGATCCCCGATTCCGTGAGATAGTGTGCCGTGGCGAGCATCGTGGCGAGATCCATGCTGTCGCCGAGACAGGATTGCAGCGGTTCGGTCACGCGCACGGCAGCGGTGCTCCAGAACGAGTACTGCGCCTCGGTGACCGCCGCGAAGGCCGGGAATACCGCGATGAAATCGGCTAGCGGGGGCGGGGTATAGGCCACTGGCGGCTCCTATGAAAAAGGGCGGGCGTCGCGTGACGGCCCGCCCCATTGCGTGACGATCGGGAGGTTGACCGTCAGGACTTCTTCGGCGCTACCGATTCGGCCTCGGCTTCCGCGGCCTCAGCTTCCTTCGCGGCTTTGGCGCCTTCTTCGATGTCGCCGTGAACTTTGGCGACATCGCCCTTGTCCAGTTCGACAGTCTCGTTGCGATCGAGATAGAGGGTGTCCCCGCTCTTGAGCGTGATGCCGCGAGGACCCTTCCCGGTGTTGGTGAACTTAGCCATTACTGGTTGTCCCTGTAGCTGACGGCCTTCGGAAGCCGGATTTCCGTCCCGCCGATGTTGAGCAGGCCACCGACCGAGTAGGAGGTGTCCGACTTGTGGCGCGCGGGCAGGAAGGTGTGCGAGCCGGGCAGGTGAAACTGCACAACCTCGCGGCTGTTGTCGTAGGCGACCATGCGGGTCGTGCCGCCGGCGCCTGCAGTTTCCAGTTCCTGCACGTCGCGGATCGTGAGATCCACGCCGCGAGATTCGCGGAACGTCTTCTTTACGTACGTGATCACGGTGTCGTTGCCGTCCGTCATGCGCTTCTTCTGGGCGAATCGCAGTTTGGACGGCGCCATGAGTAGGGTAGTGGCCTTGTGGACATTCGCCGTGTTGGCCGGGACATCGTCGATCACCTGGAAGATGTCATCGGCGATTGCATCCGGTTCCGCCGTTGCCCACGCGCCATTGGTCGACGCGGCGGCCGTGACGCCGGTGTAGTCGACCAGCCCGTCCATGTTCTTCTCGGACTTGCCGGTGACGAAGGTGGAATAGCAGAACTGCTCGGCGACCCGACCAGCGGCGTACGCCTTGTCGCTGGTGAGCGCCCGGCCAAGCATCGCGGCGCGGTTGAGTTCACCGATATCGTATTCGTAGCCGATGCCGACGAGCTGGTTCTCCTGGAGGAACTGGCTCGAGCTGATACCGGCATAAGGCATGTCGAACGCGCCGCTGTTCATGAACTGGGCGGCACCTGCGATATCCCCGCTGTAGAACACGCTGCCCGGCGACCACAGTCCGCCCTCGCGGTTCACGTAGGCCAGAGCCTCGTAATCCCACGACTGGTAGCGCGTCATGTAGCGCTCGGTGTTGATGCGATAGAGCTGCGGCGTCAGGAACGCCAAGCCCACCTGCGCATCGGTGAAGTCCTTGTCGCGGAACGACCGGGCGTGACCGCTGAGATGGGCATCCCAGGCAACGAAGTCGACCTTGCCGGTCGCTGCGTCGAAGAAGTTGTGGTTGTGAATGGTCATCTCATTCCCCTCAGCGCTTCGCGATACGGCAGAGGCCGTCCGTCACGGTTTCGTCAGCGACCCAGCCGGTCGCGATGTGAGTGGCGTCCGCCGTGGTGGCACCGTAGCCGTCCGCCGCGCTGGCGCCCGTGCCCACGGTAATCGCGGCGCCGTCGGTCACCGCCCCGGTCACCTCGATCAGGATCGTGCCGGAGGTGACGATCGCGGCCGAGTCGTACTGCGCGTACTCGTCGGCATCGCGGGTGGACGTGACGGCCAGGTCGTTCTT